TGCAAACTTACATCTGTCTGATAATTTTTTTACAAAAGGAACTTTTTTATTATATTTAATAATTAATTCATTAGCCTCATCTTTGGTGACACCCAATGAGTTAGCTAACTTATTCTTACCCATTCCATACATCAAACCCAGACCAATTGTTTTTGCTTGAGTTCTTTCAATACCAACAAGGTCGGCAACAGTTTGATGAAAGTCTGCACTTGCATTTTGATAAGCCTCTACTAATTCATTAGAACCCTCATACCCATCTCCGATAGATGCTGCATAGTGTACTGTCATTCTTGGCTCCTGTTGTGAATAATCAAAACTACCCCACTTAAAACCCTCCTCTGGTATAAATAAACTACGTATTTTAGGACCAAAGTCTTTGTTTCTGGCTGGGACTTGTTGTAGATTTGGATTACTCATTGAGAGTCTACCAGATACAGTGCCTCCATTGTCTCCTCTTAATTGATTAATCTCTCCATGAATTCTTCCATTGATTTGATACTTCATGATAGAAGATAAAAAAGTTCCGTGAAATTTATTTACTTCTCTTGCACTTACAATTAGTTGTGCTATTTTGTTTTTATTATTAATTAACCAATTTTGTGTAAAGGAAGGTTCTTTTGTTTTCTCAGTTCGCGGGTATTCTAATTTCAATTTGTCAAAAGCTTTGGCAATCTGGCGGGGTGCCCAAATATCTATTTCTAGTCCTGTTTCTTTCTGTATATCCGATAGTATTACTTTTTCTTGGAGCTTCATTTCTTTTTGTAGTTCTGCAGCTTTTTCCACTTGCACTCTCACACCTCGTTGACGCATCTTTATTAATATCGGAAGCAGTTGCTGCTCCATTTCCCATACAGTAGTTAAGCTTTGTTTTACTATTTCATTTTTAAATCTTTGCCATAATTTTAAAGTAAGCTCTGCATCTTGTTCAGCATAATAACCAACATGCTCTGCCGGTAATTTCCACATCTCTGCTTTTGGATCTATACCATGTGCTGCTGCAGCTTCTCTTAATTCTGTTTCTGCTTTTATTTCATTAAGATAATCTACTGATAATGTATTTAAAGAATAAGAAAATCTATTCTCATCAATCAATGCAGCTGCAATCATTGTGTCAACTATAGGTCCGTGAACCTTGATACCAGATGCTTCTAACCAACCTACATCATATTGTGCATTGTGAAAAATTTTTGTACTCGGTAAAGCACAAATGTCTTTCATATATTTTTTTACTTGTTCAGGTATCATGTTACCCCCACCTAGATGGCCAAAAGGAAAATATCCTTTCCATCCCTCAACGGCTACTGCAAACCCTACTATCTCTCCCTTGCCCAAAGCCCAACCAGCTCCAAGTCTTTCATTAATGCCATCATCTCTAGTTTCTAAATCAATTGCTATTTCTTTATACTGAGACAAGTCCTTATATTCACTAGGTGTATTCCACATAGATTTTTTAAAAGTTAAAGTTAATTGTAATCCGTTACTCATTTCTAAATATCACTATCATTAATGGTTTTATGTAAGCTATCTTATTTGGGTCGTCTTCTGTTCCATCATCATGACCAAACCTAAAACCTTTAACTGGTTTTTTTAAAAATCTTATTTCACAATTAGGATTCTTATAAATAAAATCATGAAAGTATTTAGTATGTGTGGATGATGGTAATAAAAAAACACCAGTAAAGTTTTTTGTATTGTATGCTTTTTCAACAAATTTACCAATCTTTCCATCGAATAAAGGATGGATGTAAGCAATTTCTCCAGACCAATCTTTAGTCAAACAATCATCATCAATTGTATAATATCTTGGTAGCAAATGATTATTATGAGATGCACAACAATCAATCGTAAAATCAAACTCTTCTATTAAATCTGACCAAATATTTTTAGGTGTCCTAAGATATTTCATTATTTTAGAACAAGTAAAACTTAAGTTTGTCTTTTCATATTTTAATTTTTTATTAATCATTTAGATTCTTTAAGTAATGTTCTTACTATTGTTGTCCCTGGATTTAGATCGAAGTCTTTTATGCACCCCATCAATAAACTGCTTAACAACACAATCACCACAATAATAAATTTTGTTTTCAATAATAGCTGCATCTCTATCACACTTTGAACATTTAATTTTTTTCTTCATCTTTTAGATGTTTAATTTCTAAGTCACAATAATGTTTTATTTTTTGTAAATCTTCTATGGCTTTCCCTTTAGATAAGTATCTACATACATATTTAATTATATTAGCTTGAAGTGGATTAAGACCATTCTTTCTAATAAAAGTCCAAGGTTGAATAATAAATTGCTTATAGTGGGATCCTCCAACTTGTTTGCCATCAGGAAAAGTTTCGTCAAAGATATCTTTATTTGTCATTTTTTTCTTGTACATAAATTAAATAATCTTGTCCAATAGGATAGTTAAACTTATAGTCAGTTCTTAACAAATGTAAAGTTTTTCTTGCTCTAGTAACTCCAGTGTACCAAACTTTACGTTCATCACTTTTTTCTTGTTTATTTTTATTTTTATAATCAGATGGATAATTACCTTTACTGTATAATACAACATGATTCGCTTCCCCACCCTTAACAGAATGAATTGTATCAATGGTTATAAGAGGATCTTTATCTAATTCTTTTTGACCATATCTTCTAAGTAATCTTATGAAATGTCTGACTTGTCTTGGTTTAAAATTTCTTCTTAGTATCCAATACCATGGTTTAGTTTTTTGATTATCTTCTAAGGTTAACCCACACCATTCTTTTAATGTTTGAAAATCATACTCTTTTAAATCTGGTTCTGCTCTCCAAAATTTATCTTGTCTATAATTTGGATCTTCTAGCTCTCTTATATATTTATACATATTACGAGCTGATTTTTTATCTATCTTTTTATTTTTAGTTATAGCAGTCCATGCTTTTATTGCTTCCCATTGTTTTTGATCAAAACATTTTGTGCCCTTATTATCCTTATAATATAACCCAGCATCCTTAGCTAACATTCTTAATTCATTAACAGTTTCATTAATTCTACCAAGAATGTACCAATCCTCCTTAAAATTTTCAAAAGGGATTTCTTTAAAAGATAAATAAGCTTTTACATAACCTTTAGTTCCACCAGGGTAGTATTCTTTTTCCTCACTATCATTTATTCCTCTTCTAATTACTTGTGAGAATCTATGTATGGCTTCTCCGAATCTTTGAGTCTTTCTAAGTTTTACTTTACGCCCAGGGAAAAATTTAGTGAAATATTTTGGATCAGCTCCATTCCATTTGTATATGGCCTGGTCATCATCTCCTGCTAAATATATTCGATCTACTTTAGGAGCCATCTTATATATGACAGACCATTGTAAAGGTGTGCAATCTTGAGCTTCATCTAATATTAAAACTTTAAGTGGTGGAAAATCTACTTCTTTTATTGCTCTTTCGATCATATCATCAAAGTCAATGAACGATCTTTCTCCACCCCCTACTTTATAATGTTCATAGGTACTTATCTTTCTGAGAAACACAGTGAGTGAATCTCTCTTATAACTTTCTAGCTTATATGCTTCTTCTGGTTTAATTAATAAATTTCTAGCTTTACTATAAACACCTAATGACCAATCCTTATACATAAAGTTATCGTCAGCTAATCTTTTGTCTGAAGTTTTTATTACTTTAGTTTGTAATGCAAAATCTATTGTACAATCTTTTGGATCAAATACTTCTTCTGGAAAGTATCTTCTACAATAGGTATGCAGTGTTTTAAATCTAGAAAAATCATCTGTGTTATATTGTGGAAAAGACTCCATAGCTCTTTTAACAGCAGTGTTAACAGCTTTGTTTGTAAAAGATAAGTATGCTATCTCTTGTGGTCTAATACCTTTTCTTAAATAACTTTTTAAAACTTTTTCTATAAGTGTGTAAGTTTTACCAGTGCCTGGGGGACCAAAGATCTTTATGGTTTTGTGATAAAGTTCTTTTAATATTTTAAGTTCTAAACTTTCCTGTGTGGAATTCTTCATCCATCTCCGATACTTCTTTTGTTTGTTTTGGTTTAGTTGCTTTTTTGTAATCTACAAATTTAGGCATCTCTACCGACCATACATTTTTAACACCTTCATGATAATCTATTCGTTCACAACCTAATAAGTGCATAGCTTCTGCTGCACTTTTAAATGTTTTATCATTACCTAAAAACTTTTCAAACGTAATCTTTTTGAAATAACAAACATTTGTTTTGGAATCTAAGACAACATAGTTATCCTGTAATTTATCAAAGTCATCCTCTTCAATATGACTCTCAAAGAATTTTTTAAGAAAATTATATTTTTCTTCACCAAGAGTATCTTCGAATTTCATCTTCTCATTCTCTACTGCTTTTTTAACAATTGTAGACATAAGCATTTCAAATGGAGATGGTCCACTTCTTGGTCTAGGTAGGGTAACCCAATAAATTCCATATCTTAATAATTTTACTCTAAAAGACTTTTCATCTTTCATATCTTCGGGA